CCAGATCTTAGAGCTCCTCCATTATCAAGTATAGTATTATATACAATACGTGGTTTAGAATACTCTGGAAATAAATAAGACAGTACTAAGTCGTCTTCATCTAAAAGTTTTTTTGAAGTAGGATCTACATCAAAGGGAAGAGTATCTATGTTTAAAATTTTAGGAGGATTCTTGTCGTCTGTAAATGCGATTATAATCTCTCTCTTATAGTTTAACACATAACAGCCTTTAATAAAACTGTCAGATCTAAACTTTAGTTTACTAGACTCTAGAATTTTTGTATAAGATCCGTCTTTGTATCTACCAATCTCAGAGTAATATACCTCTTCTAGAATGTTTAATTCAGATCCAGTTTCTAAAGAAAAAGTTAGATTGGCTTTTATGTTTTGTACGTTGTTTGTATCAGAAAAAACAACACTAAAGTTATTTGCAGGTGTTGTACTATCTGTTTGTGTTACAGTAACTCCTCCGTTTATAAAATAAGTATAAGCACCTCCGCCTGATGGAAAAGGTAAGTCATCAATAATAACAGTCTCACTTTGTACTATACCTACATTATTAGTATAGGTTATAGTAAGATTTCCTGTCATGTTAGCTGGAATTTCTACTAAGTATACTGCTACTGTTCGGTTAGTTATGATTGTATCAGAGTCATCATCTCTAGAGAAAATAATTATCTCATCATCTGTAACCGGAATACTACCTATTATTTTTCTAGTTAACGTGTGTATTTTATCAAACCCTAACTCATTTGTAACAGCACCTTGAATTTTATTAATAAGGATGTTACGAGCGTTTGGATACGTTCCGTCAATCTGATCGATAGCATGTGTATCTTTATATAAACCTTTATCTAGTTTCATGTTATTTTAAGATCTGTTCTTGAGACTGATTACCCATAAAGAAATCTCTATGCGCATTTATATTTGGGATTAGTCTAACCCACATGTTTTTGAATGATTCTACTTTATCTACAGAAGGGAAAGCAAGATCGTTCTGAGCACTGATGCAATATTGACCCCATTTTTGATCTGCTACTTCCCAACTGAATAAAGGATGAGCATACCCACCCATTAACATTTGTCTTAAAACATACCATTCTAAAGCCTGCTTTACGTAAATATTATCTGGGACCATAGGATATCCATCAGTATCAGTAGGATAAGCAGTGTAGTGTATTTTTATTTTTCCTTTTGGAAAACTTGTTTGAATAGAGCCATTGTTTATTACATAGTAATCTCCTCTATACACGCTGTCTCGTGTAGATCTTTTAGTAAGACCGCTTTGATTATTACTTACATTGTTTACATCAGTTGTATATGCTGCTGTAAATACTTCTCCGTTTGTTCCGTTAGGAGACATAGAAGTTGTTGAAGAAGCATTTGGTAAATCATATCCTGTTACATCAGTTCCGTACAGTAGTGGTTTCCCTGCATACTCAACTTGTATGATATCAACCAAATCTACCGGTAAAGCTGCTTTGTGACTATCCATAGTAACTTCTAGTGCTTTTCTTTCAGAGATTGATACATGACCAATATACTCTAAAGCTTCACCTATCCATTCCATAGCGTCTAAGACCCAGCCTTCATCGTTAATACGCAAGTCTCTAAATATTTTAGCGATTACGTTTTTCGAACTTATGTGTTTATAATTCATTTGATAAAGTTTAAAAATGAGAATTCATCCAATTTTAATTTGTCTGAAAGCTTTTTTCTGTTCCCTTTTGTAGGAGTAAACTTATATACACTTTTATTGGCTACTTGACATATTGCCTTTTCCCAATACCATCTAAACCAATGATCATCAGTCCAGTATACTACTTTATCTATGCCCTGCTCTTTTAACTTTCGTGTCTCAAAATAGTTGACACTTTTCTTTTCAAAATTTCTTTCTACTCGTTTTATTTTTAGCCTACCTAATTGATGTCCTGGATAAAACGTTTGCCCTTCTAATATTGCATCTACTACTTTATGATTAAATTTTGATATGACGTATTTGTATAAAGTATAGGTAACCTCTGTGTCTGGGTACTTCTTTTTAAAATACTTGTACATATCTTTTGCTCCATAGTTATTCATTTACTTTGATTTCGTTATTATCGTTCTGTATGTTTTCTAATTTGTATTCTGCTGCTAGTATTGATTGTGTTATTTGTTGTATCATGTCTGCTGTTACTGGATATGCGCTATCATCATTGTAACAAGGTTCTCCAATGTAAGTAAATGATCTAAGCTCTTCTACGTCTTCGAAAATGCCTCGTACAAATAATGTAGGTAACACATAGTCATCTCCTAAATGAGGATTTGTTGCAGGTACATTTAATGTGTATATTCTACCGTTTTGGTAAAAATACTTTGGAGCATCTGCATTAAATTTAGTAAAGTAAGAGTATTCGTATGCACCAGGTGTAATTGGTATAAGAGGAACTTTAGTTCTACTTAATACACTATCTAGATCTATATCTTCTTTTGTAATAGTGTATACAATTGAAGAAGTTCCATATCTGTTATTACCGTTAGAATCTAAATCATCTGTTGGTAAATTAAGAGTTACTTTATCTCCAACTTTATATCCTGTTCCACCTTGTGTAATAGTAAGACCGGTTAGTGTTGCGTTTGTTATTGGAGTACCTGCATTAACTATTGATGTTAAAGAAAACACAGCTCCCTCTCCGCTCTCACTTGTAGTAGTTATATTATTAAGAGTTATAGTATCACCAGCACTCAATCCGTCTATTTGTGTATCAGAGAAAGATCCTTGCCATGTACCATAAGTAGTTGCTATTTGTTCTGTAACAGCAACAACTTGTCTTAATTCAAGCTTGCCTGTATAAACAGTTTTAAAATAAGCTACCTCAAAAAAAGGTACACCTCTTTTTAACCTTACAGGTTTAGGAAGTATAGAGTTTGATTTGTGTAAAGGTTGATTGTTAACAGCTGCAGAAAACTCAATTGTCTCTGCTATGTTTACTATAGAAATTGGTGCTTCTAAAGTTTGAATAAACTGGTCAGGTAAATACGTGTTACGCTCTTGATCTCTACGAATTAATAAAGATCTATAATACTTAATCTGAAATTTAAGTCGCTCTATATATGCTGCATTTGTAGCTCTGCCCGATGCATCGGCTATATTATATGCAATTTCATTAAGAGTCATAACGCGTTATTGTTTAAATTACCATATACCTTGTTTTTTTATTTTTGTCTTTATAAGCTTTTAAACATCTGTTTCTGTTACTGTCTTCAGATACATATGATACATGTACCCAATCTGGATTATTCTCATCACCAAACTCCCAGATTAATTGATCAAAATCTAAGTTGTCTTTTATGAATTGATACATTTCAGCATTTGTTTTGTGCCCATGTGTATCATCTATATCCATAGCCCTACCCTCGCAGTGCTGTGATGTTTGACGTTTCTTTCCGTCGATTATTTTACTTGCTCCACCGATTGCTTCGTTTAATTCGTCGCAACGATAAAATGAATTTATTCTTATAGGACCTCCCACATACTTGCGCAGAGGTTCAAAGATTTGTTCTGCTAACACTTCCATATTAGTTCTATGGTAGTCGCCAGGTGAATTATCAATACCTAATCTCGTAGCTGTAGAACTTCTTATCCCCTCTTTGTATGTTATGTGATCAGAAATTTTCATAAGCTATTACTTGCTTTGAATCTCTCCAGTATTTTTATCAATACTAACGTCTCCGTATTTTTCTTTTAATTCGCTTACAAGTTTGTTTCTTTCATCTATAATAGATTGAAATCTGTCTTTTAAAGCTTGCTCGTTTTTTTCTACGTTTAACTTTACTAACTGTAAGTCACCTAATTGATAAGTAACATCTTGGATTTGTCTTTCTGCATCTTGGATACCTTGTAACTCTTCCTGTGTAACTTTGTTTACTTCTTCAGTAGCTGGTACATCTTGTACTAGTTCTACTTCCTTTGCTGGTTTCTTAGCCATGATTTGAAATTAAATTTTGTTATTAATACAAAAATGCGAAAAAAATCGTTACTAACCAAAGTTTCTTTTAATAATCAGCACTAATTGTAACAGTGCTTCCCTCTGCCCAAGCTAGAGCACTTGCCTTTCTCCAACCGTTAGATCCTGATGTAGACCAACTAGAAGAACCTCCTAAATTTTGTAATCCTATGTACATACTACTAAAAGTTTTTCTAGTACCACTAAAATATATGTATATATAATCAGTACCAGAAGGATTATCTTGAAAATAAACCGCAGACAAAGTACTTCCGTTAAAAGAGATGTTACTTATAGATCCCATACTAAAAGGAAACTGTGATGACCATCCATATGCAGTAGTAGTATAATAAGTAGCAGCTCCTATACTTAAAGAGGCAGTAAAATCAAACGAAGAACCAACAGTAAAAGTTTTTATATTACTACTATAAACAATACCTCCATTATTTTTTCTTTCAAACCATCCTCTTAATTTATACGTATTTCCAGAAAGTAAATAAACTGAACTTTCATTAATTGTTTGAGTTTTAGTTCCAGGATAAGCACCACCACTGTAAACAGTTAATTGATTTCCTGTAGCGCCAGATACAACTCCATTAGTGTAAGCTACTACGGGCGTTGCAGAAAAACCAGCATTACAATAGGTCCAACCCATACTATCAACTCCTGCATTATTTACAATTGCTTTAGAATAAATATTTGTTCCACCAGTAGCTGTTACAGATGTACCGTTAGTTGCTAAATTAATAGGACTTGTGCTGTAAACAAACCCTCTACTTGTTATTGTAGTACTACTTGCAACATTTGCATTAGCTGTAAATTTACTCGCATTAACAGATTCTAATGCACCATACGAAGTTCCTGTAGCATTTGTTGCCCAAGGTTTCCAGTAATTAGTTAAATTACTATTAACATCTGCTACAACAAAACTTGCATCAAATCGTGTATCTGACACTGAGCTTGCATTAACAGTTCCTGTCGGTGCTGAATCTATAAAAGTACTTGGAAGACTAACAGCAGTAAAAGTAGCAAACCCGGTTGATATGTCATCGCATATGTCTTCAATAAAATCTACAATATCAGTTGGATCTCCAGCAAAATTAGTCAACCCACCAGTGTTATTTGCATAACCATTATATACATCATATCTAGTAGTTGTACCGTCACTAGAATCTGTATCAGAAAAAGTACCTAAAACAGATATAGTCGTTACATTAGCAACTGCTTGATTAGATAACGTACCCATTTTAGCTAGTTCTTCTGCACCATTAAACTGATCATCTCCATCACCATCAGGGGAATTATCTGTAATTAATATTATCATTCTAGTTACACCAGTTCTAAAACTTCCTGCAAGATTATGATTTAATACCCTATCAATCGCAGTATCGTTTGGTTCTGGTCCACTGGCTCCTGAACCTATAAGCATACTTGTTGCGGAATTAGTAGTCCCATCTAAGTAACCTATTTTTGTATCAAAATCACTTTTATTAGTAGAGGCAAAAGGAACTACAGCAGATAACCACACTTCTCCTGAGTTGTATTTATTAGCAGAAGGTAAGTTAGAAACAGTAGTGTTATTACCGGTCCAATACGAAGGTGTTCCATTATCTTCACCCCCCGTTTGATCAATTAAAACAGCAGCTAATCTATAATCTCCTCCAGATTCAGTAACAACTTTAGATGATATAGCTTCTACGTTTTCTTTTAAAAGGGTCATGTCATCACCCATACTTCCAGTATAGTCTAACAAAAAAACAACGTCCATAGCTTTATTACAAGGTATTGCTACAAAATCGTGATCATAAGCATAAAACTCACCCATACTAAAAGCTGCTGTATTATCAGGATGGTTTGGACTTTGTGTATTAGTAGCATCATAATCTTCTCCATTACCATATTGATCACCCCCCTGTGTAATGTCTCTTAGACTGTATGGTCCAGATCCATTATCACCGTCATTGTAATCGTTGCTAAGTTTTTCATTAGCTATAGAAAATAAACTTAAACTTCCACTTCCAGGCACTGCCATATTACCAAGGTTTTTCTAGTCCATAATCCATAGGAACTTTCATGTTAGCAATCATTTCATCTACATACGTTTTAGTAAACTCGTATACAGGATGATTTTCTATCCAGTCTATTACATTTTGCTCTGTTAAATTAGCAAACTCTATAAAAGATTCTGAGTCGTAATTTACATCTAAATGCGAATTAGCTTTATGAGAGTATTCTCCGTCAACGCATTCTATTGTAAACTCAACTTTAGTTATTACGTTTTCTTTACCGTCGTAATTAGGAGCACCTTGTAGATGCGTTATTGTTGTTGTGTATGTTTTAGCCATGATTTTAATTTTTACAGTTACAGTTACAAGCTGTTTTATTACAAGCAGCCATTTGTGATTTAAGTTCGTTTATTTGTTTTTGTTGTTCTTTTATTGCTTCTATCAAGTATCCAGTTAAGTTACCATATGCAACTCCTAATGTACCATCGTCATCGCTAACAAGTTCAGGAGCTACCTTTTGCATCTCTTGTGCTATTACACCAGAGCTTGATATACCAGTGTCTTTTCTATCAAAACTAACACCTCTCATTTGCAGTACTTTACTACCGTCTAATGTTTTAACATTTTCTTTTAACCTAGCATCTGAATAAGCTATAACATCTGCACTAGCTGTTACTGATCCTTCAAAGTTTCCTGGTCCAGCATAAACATTTTGCCATCTGTAAGAACCTGTACCTAGTCTAGTGTTTGTACTTGTTGTGGTTCCTTCAGGAATAAGAGCAGTAGGACAATTAATGTGAATATGATTACTATCTCCACTTTTACCAATAGTACAGTTACCTAATTGAATATAACCACTTCCCTGCACAGTAAAAGAACCACTACTACCAGCGGTAATCTTACCAGGAAAAGTCCAGGAACCATTCTTATCATAAGTCGTTGTATTGAAATTACCACTATTACTTTGTCTGGTATATAACTTCATTTGCCCTCCTCTACTATCAGCACCTCCACCTTCTGTTTCACCTCTTATTATAACTGCTCTATCATCAGTGCCATTAGTATGGGTAGTTTGCCATTTTATATCTCCTAGTATTTGAGCATCACCATTTGTATTTCTTCTAAAGTCTAAATTTGCAGGAACGCTATCAGTTTGATATAAATTCAAAGTTCCCTTTATAGTAGCTAAAGTATTTTGTAATTGTAAAATGAGATTACCACCTACGTAATGTTGCATAACATCGGCAGAACTTTCTGTTATGTATGTATTACTTTGACCATCTAGATAAAACTTTCTAGCAGCTGCAATAGCAAAATCAGTACCACTAAAAGATGCGACATCACTACCTATTTTAAATCTAGTTGCTCCGTTCGCAATAAACCTTAATTCACCTGTGCCATTGTCACTTATGTAACTATGCGTACCATCATGATATAGTTCTAAGTCTTGAGAATCACCTAGTTGTATTTTATCATTATCGGCTAATTGAATATTACCATCAATAGTTACTGTACCATCTGAGTTTACATTAAATATTGGAATACCAGAAATATCTGAAACAGAGAATATATCTCCTGTTAGACTATCTGTTACAGAGAATACTTGTCCAACGCTTCCTTGAACGTCTAAGAGTGTACCTCCTGACCCACTTACTATGAGTCCCTTTTTTATTTTAAATTCATTTGCCATAATTGCCTTTCATTTTCCAGGTTATATATTAAATCTATTTTTATATGCGTTGAAGTTTTGTTTTACTTCTTCTGCAGAGAGTGCTTTGTTATATATTTTTGCTACTGGAACATTCCCTTCAAGAAAGTAATTTGAATACAAAGTACTTGATGCTCCTACTAACAGGTTATAATTATTGTCTACATTCATTAAGCTTCCTCCACTGGTAATAGCTTCTTGCACTCCGTTTATATAAAAATGCCCATTGTTTGTTACGCTACTGTCTCTAATCATCACAACATGAATGTAAGTTCCTAATAGATTACCAAATGTATTAGTTGTAAACCTTTCAACACTACTTGACCCATTAGCTGTAGACCATAAAAATTTCTGGTGTCCTGTATTATAGTATATGCCCATACCCGCGTTTGCGGAACTTGCTCCTTTTTTTACCACAACTCCTTTATAGTGACCTGTACTTGTTGTAATGTCTGAAGGAATGTAAAGTACAGCTTCTATTGTAAAATTATTTGTACCAAAATCAGTAAAACTAGTATCGCCTATGCTAATACGGTCATCTGTTCCATCAAAAGTAGGTTGACCCGTAGAATCAAATGACACGTTAGACACGTTTATTTCTGCTGTGTTTTTTAAATCTATTATACTTTGCGTACTTGATCTAGTTCCTGATGTATAATTTACAGGACCTGTTGGTACTGTCGCATGCTCTGTAATCATGAAGTTTGTAAATATACCTTCACCTGTAATAGTTCTGTCATTGTATATATACATAGAGCTTATAGAAGATGGTGTTTTACTACTATTAACCTGTACATATAATGCTATTTTTCTCCATTGCCCTATATAATCACTGTTATTATTCCAATCATCTCCAGCATTTGGTGTGTTTAGCGACGTGTTCCAACCTATGCCAGAGGTTGTACCATCAGTATACTGTATTCCCATATAGCCATTTAAACCCGTGGATGAGCTTGAGTGCCTAACATACGGTGTTATCATGTAGAAATCAAAACTAACTAGCACATACTCTGTATTAGAGCTAAGAGCGGCTGTAGTAAAGTTTTTATATAGACCAGCGTTGTTGTTATAAGTATTAGAGTTAGATAAAGCAGGATTACTTACAAAGTTTCTTTGAAAAACTCCAGAGTCAGAGTTTAATCCGTAATAATTACTTCTATATAAAGTCTCACCACCAGAGCCAAAATACCCAGGTAAACCAGCTGTTATTAAGTTAGTAGCAGGTTCTCCTTTATAATGTCTAGTACTTGAATGTTGGTCTAAGCCGTATCCAGTGTCGTATCCAAACACTAACTGGTCGTTATGTAATTTAGGTCCTGTATACATTATATATCAAATCTATTTTTATATGCGTTAAAATTCTGTTTTACTTCTTCTACAGTTAGCGACTTGCTAAATATCTTAAAAACTGGGAGTTCTCCTTTAAAGTATCTGCTATCTCCATTAGATCGAGAACCTATACGAGGACCACTTGGATTAGGAGCTAAGTTACCAGAACTTGTTATAGTTCCTTTCAGTATTCCGTTAGCATAAATTTCCATAGTCCCATTTGATAACTGCTGCAATACAAAATGTACATACTCGTTGTCGTAATTTCCTGCAGATATTACATGCTCTGTTCCGTCATAAAAGTCAAATGCCCATTGACTAGATGTATATAAATTGTAATTCAGGTTCCACCTAGTGATATCTACATCAAAAACTACCATAGCAGCTTGATCGGCAGAAGATTTTTTTAATACTAATTCTACAGCCACTGGTGCGCTTGTAAAGTAGCTTCTAAAAGATGAAGGAATATTTATGTAGTCGTTAGTTCCATCAAACGCAGGCTGCCCTGTTGAATCAAAACTAACATTTGATACATCTATATTTGTGGTTTTTTTTAAATCTATAAGAGATTCTGTAGATGAACGAGTTCCTAATACATATGGAGTTACATGAGTATTAATTTCTAGTTTTGCTCCACCAATAGCCCAAAAACCAGTATGACTACCATCTGTTACACCGCTTCTACTTGGGTAGGCTATTATAGCGTTACCACTTACAGCAGAAGACGAATTACATGTAATTGATAATTGTTGCCAGGTTCCTTTGTTATTAAGATCATACCATCTATTTGTAGTATTTGTTAACGTAGTTCCTTCCATACTTTGATGCATAGCAGTAATATTACAATCACTACTTACGTATACCCAGCAACTCAAAGTGTAAGATGTATTAGCTAAAAAACTATAACCTATTAAAGTATAACCATAAGAATTACCACTCCAAGTTGAACTTAAAGACCCTGACGTATGGCTATATACTCTACCAACGTCTTCGGGTGGTTTTTGAAAACTAGCCGTCCAAGTAGATGTGTTGTATTCTGTTCGGTTAGGTCTTGCATTAGCATTGCTTATGTCTCCAAATAAATTAACAGCAGGCTCTCCTGGGTACAATCTAGTAGTAGTGCTATTATCAGCCACGCCAAAATAAGTGTCGTATCCAAATACTACACCATCTTCAATTAAATTTGCGCCTACTTTTGTTGCCATATTATTCTTCTATGTTTTCAGTCCATTCTTCTGTTTCTAACAGTTCTAATATTTCAGAATGATTGTATTCTGTATAATCATCACTATATATGCTTGGTCTACCGTAAACTCCAGCTTCTATAGTATTAGTCATTTCTTGATTTGTATCAACATCCCAAAAAGTTTCTGTATAAGTTTCTTCTATTACATTAACTTCATATTTAACAAAAGTCAAAGTCTCATCTACAGACTTTCTTAATGAATCAGCATTTGGTTCAAGAACTTGATTAAAATCAATGTCGTCTATTACATTTGTTGGTATTACCAACCATCGTCTGTTTTCGAATCTCATAATTTTATATATTAAATCTATTTTTGTATACGTTATAATTTTGTTTTATTTCTGTAGCTGTTAGTTCTTTGTCGTAGTATTTAGCTACTGGTATTTCTCCTTCAAACCAACTACCGGTACTACCTCCGAATGCTCTTTGTCCGCCAATATAAAGATTTGTGCTATCAGGAGCTCCAGTAAAAGTTGTACTATTACTGTTTTTCAATTCACCATTGATATATAAGTTCATCCCCGAACCTCCTCCAAAGGTTACTATAACATGATGATATACGCCTTTTGCATATCCAGATGATGCAGCATAACCACCTGTGCTAGCATCTCTAATTTGAAATCCAATAGTATTAGTTCCACCTTTATAAATACCATACTGACCCGAGTAGGATCCTGCTATTGAAAAAATGTTACTATAATAATTGTTAGCCCACGTTCCGCTTGTTGGAACTTTAAAAACACATTCCATAGAAAATGGTTTAGCGTAATTTGAAACACCTATTCCGGATACGACTATTCGGTCATCAGTACCATCAAATTCAGGTTGACCTGCTGAGTCAAAAGAAATATTTGATACGTCTATACTATTTGTTTTTGTTAGGTCTATTAAACTAGCTGTACTAGATCTTGTACTGTCTACAAAAGGAACAGCTACTCCTTCATTAACCATAAAATTATCAAATAAATATTCAAAATCTAATGTATTGTCTGTATTTAAATTTGTTCTATAAAAATTATATCCAGTATAAGTTGACGTATATGTTCGTGTTAATCTTTTCCACCCGTCTTCTAAATCAACTATAGTATCCGTAACATTACTTGCAGCACTTCCAGAATCAGGTGTTTTATATCCGTTTTTATAAAAAGCACTAGGACTAAAGGATGAATTAGTTCCTTTTATTTTTTTATAATCAAACGAGTAAGTATATACATTTCCTGATGTATTTATAATACTACTTTGTTGGTTTACCATATAATATCCTGAAGTATTAGTAGAGTATATTCTAAACACATTTTTTCTATTACCGTAAGAAATTATTTCAGTTGTTACTGATGCACCGTGACTACCATGCATAGGACTAGTTACAACATTTGCTCTATCTGCTCCTCCATTTATAGAATTAGATATAGGCTTACCCTGATAAAATCTTGTAGCGGTAGTATTATCTGCAACCCCGTATCCGGTATCGTAACCAAATACTAAACTTTCATTTATTAAATTAGGTCCTCTGTGTATTCCCATTATATTGCTCTTATTAAAGTTTTAACACTCCAGTTATCTGAAGTTGTTGTTGCTATTAATCTTAAATTAAACCCTGATTTATCTACACTTAAAACTACATCTGATGTATCGCCTAAGTCTTGCGTCGATGTTTCTGTAAACTCTACGTCTGTTCCATCGTGACAAGCATATACTGTACCTGATCTTACGTTTGTACCTTTCTTAACTACAAAGTCAAAGAAAGCCGCTGTATATGTTTGAGTACTTACTTGAGCAACTACTTCCGCTCCTGTATCAATGTCTGTATTATTTTGACTTGATATGTTAGCAGTTCCTGTTGTAATATCACTTATTACATTGAGGCTACCTGAGTTGCTAAGAGACATTCTGGTAGAGTATAAACTACCATTATAATTTTTCCACTCTATTTCATCCCCATTATATAAAACTTGATAATACCTACTTGTACCACCAGAGTCTTGGGATTTCATTCTGTAACCAGCGGGATCTGATAACGTGGACGACTCAAGCCCTAACAATACGCCTGTATTCATACCTCCAGCGTCAATGTTTTTTGATAGTGTTAGCCCAAAAGAAGGATTAGTATTATTAATACCAACTGCACCAGTACTGAGTATAGTCATTGCCTCTGAGTCATAAGGAACTCTAAAGCCTAACCTACCATTGCTACCTGTTGATCCGTTAGCAAAAATGTCAGCGTGAAAATTTACAATTGTACCAGCGCCATCATCAGAATAAGATCTAAACCTTATACCTGAGTCACCATTCGCACTTTCATCATTTATTCTAACTTGAGGGAAATCTGAATCAAGAACATGTAAAGCACATATAGGATCTTCTTCACCTATACCTACATCGCCACCCATAACTAAAAACTTCTCTGTGTCAAACCTGGTTGAAGCCGTATTTATAATGTATACATCTCCAGTAGCGTAGTTCACGGTAGCTATATTTTGACCATTCCAAGCCCAACCTATGTTATTAGGCGGTACTCCTGTATTAAAATACCCTACTAAAGTACAATCTAATCTAACTTGGTAAACGTTATAACCGTTCTGTGTTATCCATAAATAAGAACCATCATAAGTAATAGCCTGAGCTTCTAAGCCGTTAAGTATATCTGCCGTAGTTTGTACGTGAGTTATTGTTTTACCTTCTAACTTGTATTGAGAAACTTTACCATTTGCAGCAGTATATAAATGCCCTTCAGCATACTCTACATCATATGTTGAAGTAGTATCTTGTAATGCTTGGGTAAATACTATAGTAGCAGTACCCGTTCCATTATCTAAATCATAAGCTACTATTTTAGCTCCAGAGCCTGCATATTGTATAACATACAGATATCTACCATCCCAAGCAGCCCCATGAGGGTGATCAGTATTACCGTCGTTAGGTAAACTTATACTACTTCCATAAGTGTTGTTTATAGCTTCAAAACTACTGTTATAAAACTTAGCGGTTTGAGCATTATAATCTGTTGCTATATAATGCTTTCCAGTCCAGACAATTCCTCTTACAGCTGTAGCAAGATTTTTTCCAGTATCATAATACGATATACTGGCGTCCATAGACTTATTACCAAAACCTGTTATCCCTGATGTTGAGTTATTGTATTGATTTGATTGGTTTAAATAATTAACACCAGTTGCCACAATACCACCATCAACATCTAATTTTTCACTAGGATTATTTGTTCCAATCCCAACTCTTTGATTTGCTCCATCAAAAGTAACTAAAGGAGTTGAAGTACTAGCGGGGTCTCCTACAGCAATCTGCATTCCTTGATTGATTGGAGACATAATAGCATAGTTTTCACCCGAGGCAACTAAAGATATATCTCCTTCAACGTCTAATTTGTAATCAGGAGTATCAGTACCAATTCCAACATTTCCATTGTGGTCAATTCTAACAGCTTCATCTAATGTTTCATCATTTTGTGTAATAAATAAACCTAAACCAGTACTAGAATCAGAGTCGCTTGAACTTTCTCTAATCGCAGCTATACTAGCTCCAACAAAACTATTACCTGGTGCTGTGCTATCATTCCCTGCTATTTTAAACTTTATACCTACACCCTCGCCTCCTAATTGATTAATCGTATTACTGTCATCTCTTGATGAAATAGTATGTGGATAATCTATAGTAGATTGCGCTGATAATTGTTGACTAACTTCTAGTAAAGATGAAGCAGAGGTTGTTCCAATACCAACACTAGAAGAATTATCAGTATCAATACTTACACTGTTACTTATTATTTTTTCAGTCCAAGTATCATTGTCTCCAGTAATTGAAGAAACAGGTGTTTCACTATACCAAGTCCCTCCAATACCTGAGCCTATCATTGTGTAGATAGGAGTTTGATAATTTCTTATTACTTTGTGCCATATTGTCCAAGATCCTGATGCAGCAGATGTTACGGATAAATTAATTTGAAAGTTTTCAGCTAACAAAGCTTCTGAACCATAATTAACTATATTAGCATATATACGATATTGACCGTTTTGCATTTTATAGCTAATATGCACATCTGCATTTATATTGTTATTAGCGGTTTCTCCAGCTGCTAAAACTTTTAGTGTAAAAGCAGAAAAAGAAAACGTAGACCAATTGTGTGAATATACTTTTTGCCAGTTATTAGTATGCGTATTACTTGTATAAGTACCTGCATGACTAAAAAATGTTTCAGCCTTAATCTTACCTTGTACAGTTATATCATCAGAAAAAGTACCACCATTAGTAGCAGATACAAAATCTGTAGGTATTGAAGGTGTCCCAGTAAAATTCGCATAATTTAAATAATAAGTCCCTTGTTGTCCATCTAATTTATCGGAGTCTAAACCATTACCTGAACCTTGTTTTGTAATTTGATTAGGATGTATCATTCCTGTACCTTCCGTTCCCTCCCACTGTGAAGAAGAAAAAGCAATACCAGTAAAATGAAATCTACCTTGTCTATTTTGAAATTTTATTTTTCCAAAACTACTTAAACTTGTACCCGCAAAAGTTATGGTAGAGCCATCATGTTGACTCGCTCCTTCGTCACTGTTTTGGACTGTTTGGTGTGTGTTTATTCTTCTTAAGAAAACCTCACCTCCATCTGACTGAACACCAAGAACATCAACATAACCACCACTACTCCAAGTAAGATGTGAAATCCAACAAGATTGTGCCCCTGTAGGAACTGTAAATGTTATTGAACCTGTTCCATCGTTATGAGCATAACCTCCTGAAATATTAGGTTCACCCCATGCTTCACTAGTTCCTGTAGACCAAGTTCCTGATCTAGACTCATAGTCGTCATTAACATCTAATACAAACTCTCCATTTATTCTTTTTAACAACGTCCCGTGAGTTCCGTCTACTGTATCAGCATCTAAACCAGAACCTGCTCCATCATTTGCTGAATTCCATATTTTAGTATTTGACCCTAAATAAGTAGTGTCGTAAGTTTCATTTACGTAGGTTGTTATATTAGTTATAGTTGGAGTTTCATAAATTACAGTTATACCTGCACCTGAAGTTGGGTTAGAGTGTATTATTGAGTGACCTAATGCGTCAATTACTACCTTAACAGACTTATAATGAGAAACTTCAACATATATATCTGTGTAGTAAACATTCTGATTAGAGTGATCCCAACCTGCATCTGTATGATCTCCTAATACTATTTTGTATCTCTGTAGATCACCGTTGTTACCTCTGTAATCTACAACTCTTAAATTTAAAGTTTGGTCATTAGTTCCGTTGTAGTATCCAAATAAATGATACTTGATATATCCTGAGTTATAAGTCTCTTCATTTATTGTGAAATAAAGATTCTGCCATGTAGTATCCCAATGTTTTGGACAGTAGTAAACACGTCCAATATGATGTCTTCTAGCCTGTGTCCCACTTGCTGCTAATCCAGGGAATACGTGTCTATCGGTCACCCCAGTTAAATAAGAAGTTCCTGGATTATTTAAAATCTGTGAATCTCCACTTGTTGAGTTCCAATCAGCATTAACATTTGCTTCAGCATTTGTGGGAGCAAAAGTTGTAGGAAGTGCCGAAATATCAACTCCATCTACTGTGGCATTTTCCTGCATTATAATATTACCTGCAAAAGTTGCGTGTGAATTAGTGTCTAGCGTCAATCCAATTGTCATAGTACCGCCTTCTCCTGTCCACGCGTTCCCGTATCCAAGTTTTAATTCGCCATTAACACCTCGTATCATTGCAGGTTTATCTGTTCCTCCTGAATCTTGATTACCTATAAGTATATGTTGTGCAGTTCCTGTTTCTGTAATTTTTATTGCTCCTCCAAAAGTAGAACCTGTTGGTGTAGAAATAGCACCACTAAAAGTTCCACCATTTGCAGCAGATACAAAGTCTGTAGGTATAGTAGGTTTATTAAGTATAAAAGCGTCACTTGTTGTAGTTGTCTCATTCCAATCTGCTTGTACATTTTGTTCTGCGTTATCAGCAACTCCTGTAGCGGTTGAGTAACCAGCGTCTTCGTGAGAATTATTTGTAAAAGCTGTTAAACCAGTTGGTTCAGTCGCTTGATCTGTTGTCGTGTTTTCATTGTAAGTAGTTACAGTAGCTGGCGCTCCTTCTGTTATACTTGGAGTTAATCTATATCTAAAAATAGTCCAAGCAACAGTTTTAACCCATAAAGTAACAGTGCTACCGTCAACAATATATTTAATCCAACCTTCTTGACTCCAGTTTCTAGATGGGTTATGATCGTTGTACCACGCGCCTAATATATCGCAATCGGTATCATTATCAGAGTGAACGTGTATACCAGCTTTTCCAGTTGCATATCTAGTAGACCAATGAAAGTTAAAGTTGTAATCGGTATAAGTACCTACCGTTATCTCAGCAAGTTTATGGTACCTAACCATACCAGCGTTAGCATTTGTATTTGGATCTAATCCGTAACCATAGCCAAGTCTTATAAAGTCAGCAGAACCAGCTGTGCCTGCTTTTAAATATGTCGTAGAATCAACAGATCCATCTGCTTTTAAAAATCCTGTAGAAGCACCACTAGGTACAGCAAAAGAAGCACCAATTACATCCCCTGCAACAGTTAAATCATTAGTTAAATCCCAAGTATCATCACCATCATCAAATATTAAACTAGCTTGAGTTATAACATCATCATTAGCGTCTACTCCTCTATAAATAGATATACCAGAGGTTGCTGATGTTGCAGTATCTGGTGTTCCTTGTGTTGTGTTAAGTTGTAGTATATTATCTTCAACTTCTACAGTTGTAGTATTTAATGTAGTTGTGGTTCCATCTACTGTTAAGTCACCAGATATTATGGCATTACCAGGAATTGTAACTTGACCATCTTTGTTTATGATTAGTTGACTAGTAGCTCCGTTTTGTATTTTAAAATCACTTGCTCCTGTTCCTTGAAAATCTCTTCTTAAAATAAATTGATGGTCACTATTACCATCTGAGTCTTGATATGCAAATATTGTATTAACAGTATCATTGACGTGTAGTTTAATTGATTGATCTGATGTTCTACCAGCTGATAAAGATCCAGTTCCTGCTCCCGTGTGAACACTTAAGTTTCCTCCAAAATTACCACCACTTGCCGCAGATACAAAATCAGTTTGATTTACTACTGTGCTAGGTGCAGCATCAGTTATACCGTATCCTGCTAAAGTTGTTGGTGTAGTCTCTATTTCTGCAAATGTAGGTTTATGACCTTCATGAAATATTTCTCTAGGAGTACTATTGTCTACAACGTAGTTTCCTTCCGCTAATGTTGATGTATCTAATTCAACACCTGTAGTACCTCCTGAAACTGGAGCAGGCTCTGTTGTAACAGCGTTTGATCCTGCTGACGTATGAAAAACAGTAGCCCCTGATTTAGTTAAGTGGAGTCTTAACATTTGGTATCTAGTAGTTTTTACATAGACATCAAAATAATGATAGTACTGACTAGTTGTAATATCAGACTCAATAATTCTAATACCACAGTTGTCAGTTGCTTCAGACCCTGTTGCATTATGCAAAACATCTACTTGTCCAGTTATTTCAATATTATCACTAGATCCTGCTTCTCTACCTACGATACCTAAGTCAACTTTTTGTGATGCAAATCCTTCAACGTGGTTAGAAAAAAGACCCCTAATGTGTAAACCACCATTACCTTTATTAACAGTAGCAACTTTATACCACCTGTTTCCAGTAATGGCTGATTCGTCATCTATTTCAAAAACCCATTCTTTTGCTGAACCGTCTTTTGTTAAAAATTTAGCATTTGATTCAGTTTCTGTATAATACCTACCATCATGATTATGAGCACTTGGTGGGAACGTACTAGGCTTATTAAGTATAAAAGAATCACTAGTCGTAGTGGTTTCAGTCCAGTCTGATTGCACGTTTGCCTCAGCATCTGTAGGTGCAAAAGAAGTTGGTAAGCCTGATATATCAACACCATCAACTGTAGCGTTCGCCGCCATTACAATATTACCTACAAATCGAGCACTTCCGTCAGGTTTTAAAGTTAAGTTTAAGTCTTCGTCTGAAGTTCCATTAGCATTAGAAGTATAAAACCTCATTTCTTGATTATAACCACCAGTATTAGCAGTTCTTATACTACCCAGCCAATCTCCGTCATTAGATGATATACCTCTAAGCAATACAGACTCTGCGTTAGTTGTATTTGTGCCTTGTATATATAAAGCGTCTGTAAGTTTTTTAGTTGATCCGGCTGAAAGTGGTAAGTAACCTGTTAAGTCTTGGTCCCCAGTGTTTGTTCCTGAAGATGATCCTGAGAAATTTGTAGCAGATATATTGCCTGTTATAGTAACACCCGTGTTTGTAGTTTCAAATTTTTTAACACCACCATAGTATAATTCCACACTATTAGCTTCATTCATGTTAGCTAATAAATTGCCAACTGAATCTTTGAAAATTATATCATTACCACCGTTAATAATTAAATCTCCTGTGCCTACTTCAGAAATATAACTATTACTTCCGTCATGATATATCTGTAAGTCTTGAGAAGCTCCTAATTGTATTTTATTACTATCCCCTAAGTTAAGAGTACCGTCTATAGTAATTAAACCGCTAGAGTTTACATTTAATATAGGTATACCTGATATGTCTGATACTGAGAATAAATCTCCAGTAAGACTATTAGTTACAGAAAATAATTGCCCTTGAGTTCCTTGGACATCTAATACTGTAGAACTACTAGTAAAATTACTACCATCAATAATAGCCTTACCTAAAACTTCTATATTCGTTAAGAACTTTTGTGCCATAATTTACCAAGTATTTAAGTAGCCTTATTACGCTACTTTTTGTATTAAAACTGTAATTTGTTCATCTGATGCAGGTGCTACATTAAAGCTAACTTTTATATGATCGTTTGATGCTGTATCATTTCCATCACTTACACCACGTCTAACCTCTGCTATTACAGTATTACCAGAAGCATCGTATAATTGAACAATTACTTTGTTAGAACTTAAACCGTGATCTATGTAAAAAACAGTTTCAGTATCATCACCAACAGTTGTGCTAGCACTTGAATCACTAAGAATTTCTGCAACTACAGTAGCTATAGGAAATTTTTGAGTAACGTTACTCGCACCTACCCCTGCTAAACTTACTATACCTGTAGCAGCAGTTAGTTCATTTAAATCTAAAGTTAAAGAGTGAGTAGTTCCTTCCCCGGATGTTGCAGCTGAAGAATCAATACCTGTACTACCTGTAATAGTAGCAACATAATCTCCAATAGTATCAGTACCTAAAGTAATATCACCTTCTGTAGCAATAACTTTAGCAGTACCGTCATCTATCATCCATTTGTCTGTCGACTCATTCCAGTAAATAAGTACATCAGACTCATTACCTCTAAGAACTTCAAGACCTGCATTTTGAGTAGGATTAACGTTACCAGCTATATTACTATTCAAAGTAATAATATTATCTGCTAGATTAATTGTTTCTGAGTTAACTGTTGTAGTTGTACCTGATACAGTTAAGTTACCTGTAATAACAATAGTATCACCAGAATCTGCACCTATTGTAATATTTTGATCTGCAGCGCCACCAGCCGATTCTAAAGCAGCTAATCTAGTTAATAAGTTTGCATTACTAATATCATCAACAGTTGTATCACCAGCTAACGCTGTAGTAGAAGTTGTACCTAAACTAGGTAAAGTAACACTAGTTGTTGTAACTGTGTCTACGTGACCTTCACTTGTGTAAGATGTAGAAATGTTATTAAAACTTCCACCAAATCCTAATGTTACAGCTGTTCCAGCAGTTGCTGTTGCTGTTACAGAATCGTGATTAATTGTAAATGCTTTATCGGCAGATTGATTTAAAGTAAAGGTTCCAGTTTCATTAGTTCCAAAACTTAAAAGAGTTCCAGCAGTAATAGTTACTGTTGAGTCATAAACAGGATCGCCTACTTCTAACCATCCCCCTGTAGAACCACTATAAACTTTAAGTCTATAGTCAGCCTCTGCACTAGGTGAGGTATCAAAATATATACGACCTGCTTGTAAACTTGCAGTAGGCGCAGCCCCTAAAGGGTGTATAGACGCGTTTTGTAGTTGATTACCATTAAGGTTTATATCAACAAGATGTTTAATTTCAGCCATGATTATTTATTTTAATTATATTATACATTTAGTTTAAATAAGCTTTACCCGAGAATGTTGCCTCAAATTTTATTACTATTCTGAAGTTTGTTTCATAAGAAACTTCTCCAACAACTACTGTATCTGCTGAATCAACTACTGTTACTGATGGTTTTTTATTAAGAGAGTGATTAATTGTCCACTCATTAGAGGCTATTGCCTGAGTAAATACTTCTGAACTTTGCGCTACTCCTGCAGGTCCCTGAGTACCTACACTAGTGACTACTACTTGGTTTTGCGAAGTTACGATTTTATTTTTAGTTGAGGAATTAACATGTACCTCATTATTTGCAGGTGTGGATATTTTTACGTACTTAGGCATTATGCTACAGATTTAATAATTTGTATTTGTCCTGATATCAGTCTTTCTGTAACAGAGGATAATGTAAGATCTAAATCAAAGTCAGCTCTATTCCACGTGTACCCAGCTGTAGTAGAAGAGGGTATACTAATACTAAACTCACCTTGAGTTGCATTTGTAATAGTTATTCCATTTCCTACACTCAAGTCAACAACTAGTGATGTATCGCTTCTATTGTCTTTTGCTTTTAAAGTAATAGTAGCCCCTGTAATATCTACTGGAGTATCATCCGCTTGCTTATAAGTAATTGTATTACTAAAGGTAGTGCCTTGTTCAATTTTAAAATTATGAGATCCTGCAGCCATTATAAAGAGTAATCAAAAATATTAGGTTTACCGCTTCCATTGTTTTCAATCAAACTAAACCCAGCGTTACTGGTCCATCCATTTGATTCACTGTAAAAGTTCCCGGTAAACAATGGGGCAATATCTACAGCTCGATAGTTTGCTTGATCTAGGTATGTTTCGTTTAAAGTATGAAAAACCTTTTTTGATTTTCTAGAATGCCAATGACCTCCTAGTAAAACATTATATGATTTTTGATCTCCATATTCAAAAAACACTTTACCTATATCTCCTTTTGATACTCCGTGGTGGTTATGTGTCATTACGTAAAAAATACCATCTATCATTCTGTTTAAAATAATAGAAGAGAATTCTACATTAACATTGCTATTTAAATAGCTTTGTTTAACCATGTAAGATAACAGTCCAGCAACATCTCCTTCGTTATCGTGTTTTGCGTCTGAGGTAGATCTATCATGATTACCTGCAACCATATACACGTTAGTTAAATTATTAACTGATGCTAAAAAGTCTCTTAATATTTCATAAGCCAAAATAACGACGTGGTGCCCATATAATCCTTTCCCCATGCTTTTCCATGAGTTGATGTGATTAAGTCCCGTAAAAGACTCTATAAAGTCTCCTAGGAAGATTATGGATACCTTTTCATATCCTCGCTCGTTTACTTTATCAGCTATCTGTCTTAAATACTTAATTACAGTTTTGTAATTAAAGTCTTGGGTTTTTGCTAGTTTCTGTATATCTGCTCCAATATGTAAATCTGCCAGACAAAGAACTCCATGATTAGTGCCTGGGGTTCTTTTTATATTTGCAGTAGATATCGCAGAATTTAGTTTTTTCCTAATTTCTAGATAGTCAATTTCTTCTTCACGTGGTTTTAAAGAAAGCTTAACTTGATAGTTAGTCTTCTTTCCTTTTTGTGAAGTAACATCCCACGCGTTACATGTGTAACCAGTTACTTCGAATTTTTTTAAATCAATTCGAAAAAAATTTATTGCCTCTGCTAAAGAGGTTATAGGTTTTTCTCCTTTGTAATTGTATGTTGTTGGTACTCTAGTATCTTCTGCTGTACTTTGTTTTGCTACTTTAGCGACTTTTCTTCTTAAAGTCCTATGGGAAAATATATTTCCCGTGTGGTGATCTTGTACTATTTCTGCTATTTTACTGTAACTTAGGTCTGGGCTTTCTTGAAGCTTTTCTCTAATCAGGTCTTCTAATTTCACGATTGAATGTTTTAAAGTTTCTCAAAAATAAGAAAAATATAGGTCTTATACCAAATTTTCTTCTGTTTACCAAATTTTTAATTCAAAAAAAAGGGACAGTTTTCACCGCCCCTCTTTTGAACTAACAATAAAAACTAACAAACAATTATATTATATAACTATGTTTATTTTAGTTTTTCAACCTGTGTAACAATAGCGGCTGGTGTTACAGTAGAGTTACCATCTGCTACATAAACTTCAATAATAAAGTCATCGTAGTTTTTAGCATTACCCACTGCTTTTGATTTAGACACTTTTGTTCCTTCGATTAAAACTAAATCGTAATTTCCAGATACTGTAGATACCGGCTGCTTGATGTTTGTACCACCAAGACCAAATAAACCACCGTCAATGAATCCAGCTTTTTCTGCTTCAGCTACTTTTGCTTGAGTTCCTACAGAAGGAACAGCAGCAGTACTGTAAGCAAATGAACTAGCGTCATTACCAGCTAGTCTAAAGTGAGAATCAATTGGAGCTGTAATTGTAATAACAGCACTTGAGATACTAGCACCAAAACCAGCAAACTCAGAGCTTGACTTAGCAAACTCAGCATCCATAAGAGCTTTGATAGCTGCAGCACTTGCACCTTCAAAAGTCTTTACTGGAAGGTTCGCAGTACCTTTAGTAGTATTAATGATTTTTACGTACGCACTACCTGAATCTAATGCAATAGTTGCAGTAGAGGATTGTGCTGTACCAGCGCTATAAGCTATAGCGGTAACTTTTTTAATGTCACCTTCGCTGATTGGACCTACGTTTTTAGTACCATAAAATAATGATACATTATCGTCGCCACTTGTTAATGATGCTACTCTTGTAGCTCCATCTTTAACGTAACCGAACTTTGCTGCTTCGAAAGCACTAGCCGCGGCTGCGTCACTGTTAATGATTAGGACTTCTTTTTTTGCCATGATAAATAAATATTAAAGATTAAAAATTATATAAATTACTCAGATTGAGATCCCTCAATTGAATTGGTTTGGTATCTCGGAGCCTCTGTTGCTTCTAATAAATGTTTAACTGTTAAATCTACTATCTCTTGGTGTGTATGTTCTGCTAGCTCGCAATCTTGGTTCGAAGATAAAGAAATTTCTGATGGCTCCCT